CTTCCCTAGATTATAAAGTGTGAGATGTCCAAAACGGATACTCTACGTTTAGCCGAGGCGTACAGCAAAATCTGTACTCCGTAACACACATGGTTCACCGCTTTCGCGGGCCATAGAAGTTACGGTTAACCTCGACGACGTCGGGATCTCCGAAAAGGACTCACTCATCATTTATAATCCCATTTCCCGCAATGTGATAGCTGAGCTGCTATCGAGTCGCGAGATACCCACCTCTTACGAATCTTCGTAAGTGGTCGCTGCATTATACCGTGGGTCCAAGGTATACCTTGGCCGGGGTCTTCAGTAAAGAACTGAAGCAATGCAGTGTCGTCATTGGTCGGCAGTCTCCGTTGCGACGACTGAGTCGTCAAAACAAAGACTTCGTACCGCTGTAGGTCGCTATTCCATCTCTCGCGAAGAGAGGGATTAGAAACTTCCAGACGGCACTTCAGACCAAAGACACCAGAGTGTTGAGCTACGGTAGGCACAAGCCTAGGTAGTGTCGACGCCAGATATCCAGAGGCATTGAGCAAGAACTTTTGGTAGAAGTTATTGCTTGTCTCTGTAACGCTGGCTAACGACTCTGGTCCGCCATCGTAGAAAGTCTTCCAATACGCAGGTGTCACAGTGACACCACGAAAGGAATCAACGCCACATGACTCTCTGAAGTTTCCACTCCAGAAAGACTTGTTTTCGTTGACCTTGAAATGCAGTATCTCAAGGGTTTCTACGAACAGCTCCCGACTGTCAACGGGGATGACAACGTCATCACCGTAGACGGCTACCTCCCCAGCTAGAGAATCTATGCTCTTCTGGCACCACTTTAGTCCACGACTTACCAAAGTCGCAGCCATTGCGATGCTGAAGAACAGTAGAGACTCTACGGGAAAGGTACAGGCGTTACCCATAGTTGAGAACTTTCTCAGCTGAATAGAACTTGGCACTTTTGGTGTCAGTTTCTGTTCAACCCTAGGGGTACGAGACGCGCGAAGGCACCTTAACAATTTCGGATTACTCCGAAAAAGTTGCCCTACCGCGTGACAGGTTACTCGATCGCTAGCAGCCGATAAATCGACTGTAGCTAACGAGCCATCCATCGCACCAGCGATGCACAAGCGCTGATTAAGACTCTGGTCGTCGAAACGAACAAAGTCATTAATCCACGTTTTTGCGCATCGCTCAGAGAAGTAGTGGGCCAAATTTTGTTGGCACCACATCTGCTCGCTCGGTTCCGCGGCAATAAGCCGCGGCTTCGAGTAGGACTTTGGAACAGCAACCATTCGACTCGTAGGTTCTTGCGAACCAATACCGTGTCGACCGTTTGCTCTGTCTGCCCAACTCGCATAACTATGGAAACCATAGTCGGCGATTGGGAACTCGCTTTCCAGAGAATCCGACCAGTTCTTCCAATAATACTTATTGGAGGGACCAACGGTCTCTGAAACAGCGCCTGGTCCGTGCCTGAAGCTCCATAACCCCGGATCGTAAGATCCGAGGCTAGAGGTAACTGCACTCGACATGAAGTCAAGTGCAGCCAGGACGATTGTGAGTTGCCCACGCTTATGCGTAGGCAGAGCGTCAACTCTGGTCGCATAGAGGGCCGAGGTACTATATCCATAGTACTGAGGTTCCTTTCTGTTCTCAGGGTTGGTGGGCTCCGACTTCCAGAACTCATCGAGTTCTGGTAACGACTCATCAACTTTGACAAATTCGAGAACTTCGTTCTCAACTTTGTCATCGCTAAGTGGGAAGCTAGCTTTCTTCGCAGCAAAAAGAATTTGCCGCAAAAAGTAGACGGCTTCCGTACTAGCATCGTCCTTCAGGCGACCTGTCTCGTGAAAAACCAATAGGTAGAGTCCCCGAAGAAACTTCGGGATCACTACCCTACCAGAAAACCTCTTTGTCAGAGGTAATCCTGATAGATTGTATTGGCCGCCGGCAAGACACCTATCCAGGTGCTTGCCAACTGCAGGGAGGTCTTCAAGATAAACCTGAAGACCCCTATGCTCCACGAGACTCAGGAGACGGGTGAGATCTCTCTCAAATTCCATCTCCAGCGTCGGGAACGCGTACCTAGCATCTTGGAAGAGGCTAGTGTACACGTTTCTCAGCTCGCTAACATGGCATTTAGACATACAGGGATTAACTCCTTGAAATGTCCCATGCTGTTAGAGAACTCCTCAACAATCTACTGGAAGTCGAAGTAAGTCATTCTCCGTCTAGACGACGAGTCTAGATAACAATCAATAGTTTCTTACTATTGAATGGATTGTGACCTCTTCTTTAGGACTCCCAGCCGCCCAACGACACCAGGAAAGCATTGGTAGACGCAATCGCCAGATCGGCGACCGCATCAGCCATAGCGACCGAAGTGTCCGATGCCAGGTTTTCCATGACGAAGTAGAACTTGCGTTCATACTCCGCCACGGCACCTGCGGCGAAGATGGTCTGCACAACTTCAAAGTTGTGCCGATCATACTTCACCTTGTCGACGCCTTTCGTCACATTGCTGTGACGAATCTTGGCGACATACATCGACGTTGAGTTGCGGAACTTGTATTCTGACGAATACTCGTCCTGATTGATCTTCACCAGGGTGATGTCACCACCAGCCTGGGGAAGAACGAGAGTAGAACCTAACATGCGAGACCTCCTAGAGTAAATCGAACCGTTCCCAAGGCTTAATGGCCTTGAGAACGGCCAATGAACCTAGGATCGACACTTGCCTTGTAGTTAATACAGGCAAGGTTGGGAGAGGAAACGGAATCACAGGAAAGACTGGAAATCTTTCCTTCCGGATCATTTCCTCCTCATACCACCCTGAAAGGGTGTACTGAGAAGGGATTGGGCCTGAAGTATTTGTGTAAATCGACTTGGAAGTCGAAGTACGCATCAGGCTGATTCGGCCAAAGGTTAGACCCAGCGCGTTGTTACTCGCCTTGATACAATTATCAATGTTCGAGAACCAACCCGCTAGCCAGCTCCATGGAGTTAACTCCCATGCAGCTGCTAACGCGCCATAGCTATCGATACCGCCTGCACTGGTCCACGCTAAGCCTCTAAGAGGCCGCGCGCCCATTTCAGGAAGCTTGGAGCCTGCTGCGAGTTTCCACTCCGCAGTACCCCAAGATTCGGTTCGCATCACTACGGCACGATCGCCTCGAAGAATAAACCGAATACCGTGCAACTGCACGTTATTGGTATAATTCGACGTGGCTCTAACCAGGTGACAACGTCTTCTCAAAGTTCTACCATCCCGAAGCGCGTACAGTTCCCTCATTCGGTTATCCACCGACTGTTGAAACCTTAAGAGCTTCCGGAGGTCAGATACTAAAGGTCTGAAGGCCCACTGATAGGTGATAAATCCCCTAGCAGCATCTCTAATTAGAGAATGGCCCCAGTCCTTTAGCGTACCCGGGATGTCCTTCAACTCGCCTAAGTAAGCCGGAATGTTCACTTCTGGAACACTCGGATTAGTCTTAGCGAGTATCTCCCAAGCGGCATCGTTCAGCGTAGCAAGATTGTACGCTGGCCAAGCACCGCGTGGGTCATCGGGCCCTGGATGATATTGGATAGGATATCCAACAAATTCCCCGGCACCGGTGACAGTAGGAAAATGTGTGAATGTACGGACGAGATCGAAACGATTACTCGTTTCGCGTTCTCCGACAGTATCATCACACTTTTCATACGGACCATGAGTGATACAGGCAAAATCTTGAAGGTTACCAAATGCGTAATAAGAACCGCATTCGGAAAACCTCCCATCATTTGTCCGTGATCTGTTCATGATCGGCATCCTCGTAGTAGAACCCCAAGGGTGTATGGAATACAAACCGAGATATGATCTCAGTTGGAGACCGACAACATGTCGG